AGAAATAGTTTCTAAATAAAAGAAACACCGCCCATCTGCCAAATGTAACGGTGTTTCTTTAAACCAAAACATTTCGGGAGAACCGCTTATCGCAGTTGCCCTTTTCACTTTTATTATACCACAATTTCATAAAAAGTCAAGCGTTCTTTTTAGGACGCTTTTTTCATACTCAAAATTAAAAAGTGAGGTAAATAAAATGTCAGAAAAGAAATTTGAACTTAGAAAGCTTTGTGCAAAAGATATATTTGTAATGGTTAAAATTATTTCAAAAATCGGTATATCGGAATTTAAGAATTGTTTTAATACTCCATCTGTAAAAGGGAAGATAAGAGGCAACGCTGATTTTTCAGCGATAGGACTTGAAGTAATTATTGAAATGGTCGGTACAGTTCTGGAAAATATTCCGAGGTGTGAAACAGATATTTATTCATTCCTTGCAGATTTAAGTGGAATGAAGTCCAATGAAATATCTGAGTTGGGAATGAGTGAATTCGCAGAACTGATTGAAGCGGTTTTAACAAAGGAAGAATTTAAGGATTTTTTTACGGTTGTATCAAAATACTTGGTCAAGGAGGAGAAGCGGGAGTAAATTTCTTTGATATGATTTTCTCAAGATATTCATCTCCGTTTGACTTGCTTGACGGATATATACAAACTGGTCAGTTTACGAGTTTTATATCACAGTTTATAGATATACACGAAGAAGAAAAGGTATGGGAGATATGGCTTAACAAGGCTACAGGCAAAACATGGGGAGAATTCAGAGACTTAGTAATACCGCCGGAAATTGAAACGCCGGATATTTCTGAAATGCTTGCAGAATCAAGCCGCACTTTAGCAAATTTCAATCCTTATGAGGAGGTGGAACATGGAAATATTTAAACTATTTGGTAAAATCGCTGTTGATAATTCCGAAGCTAACAGGGCGATTGATGAAACTGTGGGGAACGTAGGAAACGCTGAACCAAGAATGACCAAAGCCCTAAAGAAAATAGGAGCGGCGGTTGTTGCCGCATTTGCTGTCGATAAAATAAAGGATTTTGGCAAGGCGTGTATAAGCGCAGGAATGGACTTTGATTCACAGATGTCGACTGTTGCGGCGATATCAGGAGCAACAGGCGAGGAATTTGAAATTCTGAGAGCCAAAGCACAAGAAATGGGTGCTACAACTGCATTTTCCGCTACTGAATCAGCACAAGCTATGGAATATATGGCAATGGCTGGTTGGAAAACCACTGATATAACAAACGGACTTGCCGGAGTAATGAATTTAGCGGCAGCTTCCGGTGAAGATTTGGCTACAACCTCTGATATTGTAACGGACGCTATGACTGCTTTCGGAATGAGCGCAGACCAGAGCACATATTTTGCGGACGTACTGGCGCAGACCGCAACAAATGCAAATACCAATGTAGGCATGATGGGAGAAACATTTAAATATGTTGCTCCGTTAGCCGGAACGCTAGGCTATTCGGTAGAAGATATGTCAATCGGTATAGGATTGATGGCTAATGCTGGAATCAAGGGAAGTCAAGCCGGTACTACATTGAAAACAGCCATTGCTAACATGACAGGACCAACGGATAAACAGGCTGCTGCGATGGAAGATTTGGGTATTTCTCTTGAAAACGCCAACGGTGGAACTAAAAGTTTTATGGAAGTCATGGAGAATCTGCGTTCTTCAATAGGCGGTGTTGACGTTGAACTTGTTGATTCGGAAGGCAATTTAAGAGAATATGATGATATTATAGCTGATTTATCAAAATCCACTGAGGGATTATCTAAGGTTCAGCAGATACAGGCGGCTTCTACTATATTTGGCAAAGAGTCTATGTCGGGTATGCTGGCAATTATCAGTGCTTCTGAAGAAGATTTCGATAAGCTTACTGAAAGCATTTATAATGCGGATGGGGCGGCTAAAGGCATGTCGGAAATCAAACTTGATAACTTAGCCGGAGATGTGACTTACTTCAAATCCGCGTTAGAAGGTGCACAAATAGCCATTTCAGATAAGCTTACTCCGGTTCTGCGTAATCTTGTAAAGAAGGCTACAGATTGGCTGCCAAAGATACAGAAATCTATTATAGCCGTCATTGATAAGTTGGAAGATAAATTCGGACCGTTAATAAAACGTATTAAAAATATTGCGGAAGAAAGTGACATTACTGAAAAATCAATATCGTTTCTTAAGGAAGCTTTTGAAAAAACAGTTGACGTGATGTCGGAGATTGGCGATAAGTTTCTTGATTTTATAGAATGGCTTTCAAAAGGCAGCAGAAGTGCAGAAAATTTTAAAGGCGTTGTAAAAGGAGTTATTGCCGGACTTCTTGCGTTTAAAACTGTAAACGCTGTTATATCAAAAGGAAAAGAAATTGTCAGTGCATACAAGCGTACAATGGATATTTTAAAATCTTCAAATCCATTTAGTTGGGTATCAGTTGGAATTGCTGCTATAGTTGCACTGGGTGCAGCTGTTAAATCTAAGCATGATAGCATGGTTGAAAGTTTTCGTAAATTAGATGATGAAACGCAAAAGCATGTTGATAAAACCAATGAATTAATTGAGAAAAATAAGGATTTGATACAAACATTTAATGATAATAATACATCAATAAAAAACGAATATGACAGTTATAGAGATTTAGCAAGTGAGTTAGATAATCTTGTAGATGAAAACGGTCGTGTAACTGATGCCAATAAGGAAAGAGTAGATTATATTTTAGGTGAATTGAATGATGCACTAGGAACAGAATATTCGCTAACAGGTAATCAAATTGATGGTTACAAAGATTTACAGGAAGAAATTAAAGAAACAATGTTGCTGAAAGAAGCTGAAACACTTTTGGATTCACAGCGAGAAACATACTATTCGTATAAGGACAGTCTTGACGATGATGCGGCAGCGCTTGCTTCTTTATATTCCGATCGTGATCAACTGGAGTTAGATTTATTTAATGCCAAGGCAGCATTAGATGACGAACTTGACAGTTATAGTGGAGATCAAGGTTTGGCAGGTTTTTTCCGTAATTTATGGAACGATGATAAAGCGCAGGAAAAAGTTGATGGAATACAAGCACAAATTGATGAAGTAGATAATCGCATAGCTGAGCACGAGAAAACTGTTGCAGAAAAAACATCGTCTATGAAAACCTACAGTGATTTAAGTGTGGCTACCGCATCTGGAAATCTTGATTCAATAGCAGGGGCGGTTGATAATTTTCATAATAACATGTTGAGAGCTGGGCAGGCAAGTCAAGACCTGCTAGATCAGCAGGTACTTGATGAACAAACAAAATATGATAACATGGTAAAAGCTTCTAAAAAGGGAAATTCTCTTATTACCAAAGATATGATGGATTCACAAGGAGAACGTGTAATATATGCAAAAGAACAGGCAGCATACGGAAAGTTTTTTGTTGCTAAAACTGCCGAAGAACAAGGCGATGCTTATGCAGGCGGACTTAAATCTAAAGAAGGGGACGTAAAACAAGCCGGTAACGATTTAGGAGATGCTGCGTCAAACAGTTTGAATTCAGTTGATGCATATTCAATAGGTGCATCTAAGGGCAATGATTGGGTAAATGGAGTATTATCTATAGTATACAGTTCGGCAGATACGATAAGTAATGCATTATCTGTTTTTGCTGGAAATATACATATAGGTTCATCGGGTTCGTATCATGGCGGCGGTGGTGGTTCTTATTCCGAAACGGCAACAGGCGGTATCGTAACACGAGCGCAGACAAGACTTGTCGGCGAAGACGGAGCAGAAGCTATAGTCCCACTAGAAAACAATACCGAATGGATTGACAAAGTTGCCGCAAAGGTTACTGATTCTATGGGCGGAGCACCGTCCAACACAGCGATACTAAACAAGCTAAACGAGCTGATTGAAGTAATCAAGGGACAAAAGGTGTACCTTGACAGCGGTGCGCTGGTTGGAGAAATCGCCCCTGCAATGGACGGAGCATTGGGTAATATAAGCAGAATGAAAAGGAGGGGACTGCGTTAATGTATAAGGGAGTAAAATTCGGAGAAATCCATACAAGCAGCTATGGACTGGTACTTTCAAAGAAAACTATTGAAACACCGTCCCCAAAGCTTGAAACAGTTGATATTCCGGGCGCAGACGGCAGTCTTGATATGACGGAATATTTCGGTGATGTAAAATACAACAACAGGAAAATCAAACTTGAATTCAGTACCGAGCTTTTAGGAAATGAACTGCTTTCAATGTATTCGGATATTCAGAATGATTTGCATGGCAAACATTTTGACAGTATTATACTGGACGATGATTCAGGTTACCGTTATATCGGCAGGATTACGTCGATCAGTCTTACGGAAAGCAGAATCAGCAGAATAATAATTGAATGCGACTGCGAGCCGTATAAAGTGAGTATAACCGATAAGGTTATAACGAAAACCTTGAAATCTGTGACTTTCCCTGCCGGATACGGAGACGTGAATAAGGACGGTGTTATTGATGTGATTGATTCGGGTAAATTGAACGGATTAATAGGGGCAAGCGCAATAACTAAAGACCAGATAACGCGTGCTGATATGAATCTTGACGGTATGGTAACGAAGGAAGATTTGGCACTTTTAAACCGTTATGTTTCCAGTGACGGGACGCTTTCCATACAGGAATACGCCGACCGTAATTTCGGATTTGAAAGAGAAACCGATTTTCAGATAGATTTCGGAAGAAAAGTTGTAAGGGCAAAATTTTCTGTTTCAGATAATGTGAAAAGATGGGATTTGTACATTGACGGCGTTTTATACGGAAAGTATACAAATCTTACCAGTCCGGGTTCTGCTATACCAGTAGTAATAAGCGGTGTTCATGATATAAAAATTTCAACAGAAACGTCGGGAACGGTAAGCATAGCAATAGCAATAATTCTGAAATGGCTGAAATAGATAAAGACGGTACTGTCAGCGCAAAGTATTTTAAGCAGTCCCAATCGGGAACACTTCTTGCTGAAAACTCAACAAATGAAAACAGTCTGACGGTAACAAATGCTGAGATAGCAAAATATTCACAGGTGTATATGGCTGCAAGCTGGACTCAGCAAGAGACGGTCAATTTCTGCGATGTAATTCCGATTTCCGCTATTGTGGCAGGAGCGGTATTTACAAAGCAGGTTTATACAGGCACAAGGATTTATACTTATACGGTCACTTGCACAAGCGCAGGAGTATTCACATTAACGCAAAGTAATTCCACAGGTACAGCAGGAACGTTGAGATTAAAATTGTATGTTATTTAGGAGGTGTAATTTATGAATAGTGATGTATTAGTTTCATTAATAACGTTATGCGGAAGTGCGTTGGGAACGTTTGCAGGAATAGCAATAAATACAAAACTTACAAATTATCGGATAGGGCAGCTAGAAAAGAAACAGGATAAACACAATAAGGTGATAGAACGTGTATACCATCTTGAACAGCATGGAGCTGTAATAGATGAGGAAATAAAAGTCGCAAATCACAGAATTGAAGATTTGGAAAAGGAGATGCACAAATGAACATTTTAAAGAAAAATTGCGTAAAGCGAGCATTAAGAACATTTTTACAGACAGCAGTCGGTTACATAGCGGTAAATATCGCCGCAACTGATCTGACTGTAAAGTCCGCTGTTCTGGGACTTTGCATTTCTGCAATATCAGCAGGTATGGCGGCGGTTATGAATCTTAAAGAAAACAGTTGACATATTTCCATAATTGATGTATAATAATAAAAAAGGGGCATACCGATAGACGGTC